GGCGAGCGGCAAGCTCACGATCGCGACATCGGCGGCTTCCGACGGCAGCCAGAACCCGGCGGCAATTCTCGCCGACTACGCCGACGGAAGCGCTGCCGATGTGACGGCCGGCATCTATCTCGAAGGCGAGTTCAACATCAACGCAGTCACGCTCGGCGCCGGCATCACGTCGACGGCCGCCCGTGATGTGCTTCGGCCGCTCGGCATCCACCTCAAAACCTCGGTCACGGCAGCCGACCCGAGCTAACACCAACCTGATCCAGTGAAAGCCCCGCCTCGAGCGGGGCTTTTTCATTTGGGGCCTTAACTCGGAGAGTGCAATGGCCGGAAACCTGATTTACGACACCAATACCCTGATTCAGGTCGTTTCGAACCTGAAGATGGCACAGAGCTTCCTGCTCGACAAATTCTTCACCAACATGGTGACGTCGGATTCGGAGTTCGTCTCGATCGACGTCGATGTCGGCAAGCGCCGTATGTCGCCGTTCTGCTCACCACTCGTCGAGGGGAAACTCGTCGAAAGCCGGCGCTACCAGACGAACACGTTCAAGCCGCCGTACATCAAGGACAAGCGCGCCCCCGATCTGCGCAAACCGGTTCGCCGCATGATCGGCGAACGCATCGGCGGTGAAATCACGCCGGAACTGCGCGAGCAGATGAACCTCGAGTTCGAGCTCAACGATCAGATCGACATGCTGACGCGCCGGCTCGAATGGATGGCGGCGCAGGTGCTGCTCACCGGTACGCTCACGGTCTCGGGCGAGGGTTTCCCGACGACGGTCATCGACTTTGGCCGCGACGGCGCATTGACGGTCGCGCTGACCGGTGGCGCGCAATGGACGGCGGCCAACATCACGGCCGGTACGGCATCGCCCACGACGGTCATCGAGAGCTGGCAGCAAGCCATTCTGAAATCGTCGGGCGCGAACGTGACCGACATCATCTTCACGCCCAAAGCGTGGAACGGCTTCAAGCTGGATCCGGTTCTCAAGGGCGCGCAGTTCTACCCGAACCTGGCTTCGTTCGGCAACGCGATCGACCTCGGCGCGCGCAACGAGCGCGGTGCGGTTCACAAGGGCCGCTGGGGTCAATTCGACCTCTGGCTCTACAACGACTGGTTCGTCGACGACAACAACGTCGAGCAACCGATGCTGCCGGACGGTTCCCTGATCATGTCCGGCTCGGATCTCGACGGCACGCGCGCGTTCGGGATGATCGAAGACCCCGCTTTCAACTACGCGTCGCTGCCATTCGCGCCGAAAACGTGGCTGAAGGAAGATCCGGCACAGCGCTTCCTGATGATGCAGTCGGCCCCGGTCATCATCCCGAGCCGCGTGAATGCTGCGCTGGCCGCGACCGTCGCGTGAGGTGAGTGATGGCAGAAAAACTCATCGAAGCAACTGTTGCGCGCGGCCGGTCGATTCACGATCAGGTGAAGGAGGGCGAGCCGCCCGTGATCAAGCGTGCTGGCGACGTTGTCCGGCTTCCGGAGTCCGAAGTCAAGCGTCTGCGCGATCTCGGATACCTGATTCCGGAAAAGGTCGAGGCGCCGGCCGAGCCGGATGGCATCCAGATCAGCGGCGGCCAGGCTTCCATCACGCGAGTCGGGTGATCCATGGAATGGGACGACGTCGTCGACGCGAAGATCCTCTCGCCGCTGCAGCGCCATTTCGGTACGGCGATCACGTATCAACCAGCGACGGGCGTCCCTTTCCCGATCACCGGGATATACGACAAGGCATTTTTCGGCGTCGATCCGACGACCGGTGAGTCGGTCGTTACGAACCAGCCGACGGTAGGCGTTCAGTTGTCGCAGTTTGCAGGTCAGGCAAATCCGCTGCAGGGCGACCAGCTGACGATCGTGCGCACAGGTGAGGTCTGGTTGGTTCGTGAAGTCCATCCGGACGGTCACGGCGCCGCACGACTGATGCTCAACGTACCGGGACAAACCGATGTCTGATCAAACGGCGCGCGCGCAATACCGACAGGTATTGCTTTCCGTGCTCGGCACGATCGCGGGCGTGAATCTCTATTCGCCGGGCGATTGGAACGTGACGGCAGCGAAGCTGCCGGCGATCAAGCTTCGGTATGGACCCGAGGAAAAGCGGTCGAAGGGCGTCACAGGGCAAACCGCGTTCGACACGGTCAGTGTTTTCGAATTGCGTGTCGAGGTATCAGCCGAGTCAGGGCCGAAAGCGCTCCTTGATCTGGAGGCACTTCAGGCCGACATCGAGGCCGCGATCTTCAAGAGCGTCCCCCTGCGCCAGCTAGCGCAGGATTTTCCCATGATGCGCACGCAGACCTCAGTGCAGGCCGACGGCGAGACGCACATCGGCGGCATGCAGATCGAGCTGGGCGTGACGATGTACGAAACGTTCTATCCCGACGTGACGGCGCAGCTGGCAGAGATCGACCTGACTGCTGATCTGGTCAACGTCGCCGATCCGACTGGCACATACCCGAATCCGCCGTTCCCGGACGCAGTCACGCCCGCGCCTAGAACCGAAGGCCCAGACGGCCGCGCGGAAGGCTTCGTCAAAGCCACATTCCCCTAAAAGGAGCGACGAATGATCGTCAAACCTGCGCCGGGCCTCAAGGTGAGGCACCCGGTCACGAAGCAATTCCTGCCGGACGAAGGTATCGAAGTGCCGGACAACGACATTTTTTGGAACCGCGCTGCGGCCGACGGTGACGTCGTGATCGCTACGGCGGCTCCCGCGCAAGCTCGCGGAGGTGACAAGCAATGACGGTGCCTTTCAAGCAGATCCCGCAGAACGTCCGGACGCCGTTGTTCTTCGCTGAAATCGACAACTCGCGCGCCAATACGGCGGTGACGAACCAACGCGCGTTGCTGATCGGCCCGATGACGACCGGCGCAGCAACGGCGAATATTCCGTTGCTGTCGGCTGGCACCGGTGACGCGAATACGCAGTTCGGTGCGAACTCCGTCCTGGCGTTGATGGCAGCGCAGTATCGCCAGAACGACCAATTCGGCGAGCTCTGGTGCCTGCCTCTCGCAGATGCCGTCGGCGCGGTGGCTGCCACTGGCTCCATCGCGTTCGCGGCAGCCCCGACGGCCAATGGCACGATCTCGCTCTATGTCGCGGATCAACTGGTTTCCGTGCCGGTGACGCAAGGCATGACGACAGCTCAGATCGCGACCGCTGTCGCGGCGGCGATCAACCTGATCCCGTCGATGCCGGCGACCGCCGCAGCGACGACGAGCACTGTGACCCTGACGGCCGACAACAAGGGGCTAGTCGGCAACGACATCGACATCCGCTTCAACAAGCAGGGTGCTGCGGGCGGTGAGGTGCTGCCGACCGGCCTGACCGCGACGATCACCGCGATGGCGTCAGGTGCGACGAACCCGACGCTCACGACGGCGCTCGGCAATTTGCTCGACATGCCGTTCGACTTCATCGCCTGCGCGTTCACGGACACGACCTCGATGGATGCCATCAAGGCGTTCCTCAATGATTCGACGGGGCGCTGGAGCTGGCAGCAGCAGGTTTTCGGGCATGCCTTCTATGCCTATCGCGGCACCTGGGGAAGCCTGACGACGTTCGGCACCGCGCGGAACAACCAGCACGAATCAGTGATGGGGTTCAACGATTCGCCGACGCCGTCGTGGCAATGGGCCGCGGCAGTGGCCGCGGTGACTGCGGTCAGCGTCCGTGCTGACCCTGGCATTCCGATGCAGACCGTGGCGCTCACCGGCATCTCGGCGCCGCCGCTGCAGTCGCGCTTCAACCTGAGCCAGCGTAATACGCTGCTGTACGACGGGGTTTCGACCTTCACGGTCGCCGATGACGGGACGGTCGCGATCGAGAACCTGATCACGACGTACCAGACGAACGCATTCGGGCAGCCGGACAACAGCTACCTCGAGATCGAGACGATGTTCCTGCTCGCATACGTGCTGCGGCGCCTGCGGACGCTCGTGACGTCGAAGTATGCGCGCGTGAAGCTGGCGGCCGACGGAACGCGCTTCGCGCCGGGTTCCGCGACCGTGACGCCGAAGATCATCAAGGCGGATCAGATCGCGGAATACCGCCAGATGGAGTACGAGGGTTACGTCCAAGGCAGCGACATCTTCGCGCAGGCGTTGATCGTCGAGCAGAACGCCTCGAACCCGAACCGGGTCGACGTGCTCTGGCCGGGCGTTCTCATCAACCAGCTTCGGATCTTCGCGCTCCTGGCGCAATTCCGTTTGTCGACGACCCAGACCTGATCGGCTCTGCGTGTCAAGGCAATGCGCCGCCCCTAACCGGGCGGCGTTTCTATTTCTGGAGAGCCATCTATGGCGAACAACACGGGCCTCATCGCCGGTACCGCGTACCTGACCGCCGACGGGGTGAACTATCAGGTCGAAGGCGAGCTGAAGTACGACGTCGGCAGCGTCACGCGCGAGTCGAAATCCGGGCAGGACACGGTGCACGGCTTCAGCGAAATGCCGAAGCCACCGTACATCAGCGCTTCGATTCGTGACTCGGGCGGCCTGAGCCTGGCCGCGTTCAACGCGATGCGCAGTGTCACCCTCGTGCTCGAACTCGCGAACGGAAAGACGGTGATCGGCCGCAATATGTGGACGACCGAGGCGCAGGAAGTCGACACGACGGAAGCGAAGTTCACGTGTCGATGGGAAGGGCTGCAGGGCGCAGTCACGGAGCAATGATCGATGAGTGATACGAAAACCATCGCCCTGCGAAGACCGTTGACGTACGGGAAGGGCGCGGACGAAAAGACCGTCACCGAGATCACGCTCCGCGAGCCACTGGCCGGCGACTATGAATCGGCCGAGCGCTCGGCCGGCGTGTTCGGTACG